AGCTACTGAAGGCTCTTGAACCACACCATCTACTGATACGAGGATGTCTTCATCTTGTACAACAGCTTGTTCTAGTGTAAATGCAGTAGTAGAGCCATTACCTGAATACACAGATGCTGCTCTATTGGATACAAACCTACTAGGTGATGTATTTCCTATGTATGGCATATTATGTTATCTCCATAATGCTTAGTGTACCTGATACTTTATCTGCTACGGAGCAGTCTATTGTTATTTGGTCTGTTGCTTCTAGCACAACTTTGTTACCTGCTAGTAGTTCCAAAGCACCACCTACAGGTATGGGTGCATCTTTCACAATGATACTTGTTCCGTTGGTCACGTTGTTTGAACCACCTCTACTGCCTGTATCACTAACCAACCTTACAGTTGCTGTGACTTGAGCAGTATGTATGTTTGCTAGAACTAAACCAAGAACAACAGTTGTGGTGCTTCCTGCTGTTGTGTACATTACATAGGGTGTACCTGAAGATGCAGGTTCAGCCGCAAATGTAACTGTTTTAAATGTGTTTGCCATTTCTTTTTCCTTTTATATAATTATACTCGGTTTTACCTGATTTGTCAAGTAAAATCAACCAAGGGCAATCGCTAATGCTGTAGGGTCTTCTGTGCTAAACCCTGCACTACTTAAATATGTTTTAACATCTGTCAATGCTACTTGCTTCATTGTACCATTATCATTTGTTACTACTCTATCTGCATCTGCAAGTGTAGTAGAAACAGCAGATGTGCCACCATCCATGATATTTAACTCTGCAGCAGTAGACGTTACGTTTGTTCCACCAATATCAAGTGTAGTCATAGACACTTCACCTGCTACAGTAGCGATACCATCAGCAAGTGTTATTAAGTCTGTATCATCTGTGTGACCTATAGTAGTTCCGTTAACTATTACATTGTCCACAGTTAATGTTGTTAATGTTCCTAGTGATGTTATATTAGATTGAGCAGCACCTGTAACTGTAGCAGCAGTACCACTTGTATTACCTGTTACGTTACCTTCAAGGTTAGCTACTATTGTACCTGCTGTACCTGAGAATACTTCAGAAGAATTAGTTGCATCAGGTATGAATGTAAACTTACCTGCACTGTCATCAAATCCAAAGAAACCTACTTTAGCTGCAGAACCTGTGTGGTATCTAAACTCTATACCTCTATCTTTGTTATCATCTGAACCCGGAGCAGAATCACCACCTAATGTAAAGATAGGGTCATCTACTGTTACTGTTGTACTGTTTACTGTAGTTGTTGTACCATTGACGGTTAAACCACCACCTACAACAACATCACCATTAAAGGTTGCTTTACCTGCAAGAGCCATATCAATGTCAAGAGCAGTTATAGCACTAGAGCCATCTGTACCTTTTATAAGAAAGTTTTTATCAGCAGTGCTTACAGTAAATTCTACATCAGTAGAGTTGTTAGCTATGTCAAGTATTGATGTGCCATCATCTTTGAATACTATATTAGCACCACCTGCATCAAGAGTAATGTCTCCAGCAGAATCTAATGTTATTGTAGAACCTGTTATGTTTGTTATTACAGGGTCTGTTAATGTTTTGTTTGTTAGTGTAGCAGTTGAGCTTGTTGATACTAAACGAGCATCTCCACCTGTACTTGGTAGTGTTAAAGTATTAGATGCACTCTCTGAGTGTGGAGCACCTTGTACTGTCTGTGCGTGTGCATTACTTGATTCACAGTAGAACTTAATCTTAGAAACTGCACCACTATTCTTTAGGTCAATCAATCCACTTTGAATATCTACATTACCATCTAGTCTTACAACACCTGTTCCGTTAGGTGTAAGTGTAATGTTGCCATTAGATACTGAAACAATATCCTGACTATTAACATCAAGCGACCCACCTAACTGTGGAGTGCTATCTTCTGATAAGTTTGATATAGCACTAGATGTAGCAAGTCCTGATACGACTGCACTTCTAGTAATCTTTTTAAGTCCACCACCTGAAGTGTCTACTGCTAGGAATACATCATCATTAGCTACAGTAGATATCTCTGATAAGTCACCTACTGCTACAGGATTAAAGTTTGTACCATCAGCTACAAGTATATGTCCTGATGTATTTGTACCCATAGTCAAGTCATCACCTGATATAGTTAAGTCACCTGTTACAGTTAAGTTCTGTGACATAGTGATGTTACCATTAGAAGCTATAGTTATAGCATCTGTATCAGATGTATGTCCAATGGTTGTACCATTTATAATTATGTTATCTACAGTA